GCTTTTTCCATTCTTTGTACTCCTTTGTACGTTTGTCTAGTTTCTTTTTCATTCGTTTTTATTTAGGATCCACAATACAAGCAATCGTCATCGTCTTGCTCAGGATTGTTTTCAATCTCAGGGTTAAGTATAACCTTTAATTCATAAATCTGTTGCATCAGCTCCATGTCCTCATACATATCGCCTGTTATTTTTGATTCTAGGCGCTTTATTTCCGCCTCAACATCTTTTTTGTTTATAGCCATTCGTAGTCTCCGTTTATATAATCCTCGTAATCTTCTGCAATGTTTTCCTTTAGTTTTTCTTTTGATTTCTTTATGGAGTAGAATATTGTCTTTGTGCTTATTCCTGTTTCTGCAGCTATCTGCCTCATGCTCATGCCTGAGTCTCTGTAAACTTTAAACAGCAGCTCGTCAAACCATTCCCAGGTGTTCATCTCTTTTCGCATCCTGAGTTCTAGATTAAACTCCGCTTCGCCTTTGGATATATACTCGTAATTAACTCCCATCTTATCAATGTATTCTAATGGTACTTTTTGCAGCTTCTTTTTTTCTGCTCTTAAATCGCAGACAATCGCTCTCAATACTAAATAGATGTAGCTCTTGTTTATCTTGCCCTCTTCGTTTACAATCTTAAAAGGCTTGTAGTATTTTGTTAGCCTGATGTACATCTCTTGTACTATATCCTCAGCGTAAAACTCTTCGCCTAAGCTTTTGACTATCCTTATGTAGTCGTCATGCAACTCAGCAACTTTTGAAAGCCATCTCATGATTAGTATCTAAACAAATGTAGTGATTTATTTTTAATAGTTGTAAGACGCATTTATGAACAGAAAGTTGTTAAAAAATGTTTTGATTCTATTAGAGCCTCAACATTTATGCTTAAATCCCTTTATATACAAGCCTTTTGTAATTTATTAAAACTTATTTCCCCCAATTATTCCCCCAATTCATAAAACAAAAAAACCCCTCATTTTATAGAGAGGTGAAACGTATGTTTTAGCGTTTTTTGGGTTCATTCCTTTTAACGCTTTTTTCTGTACAGATTCTTAAAAAGGTAAATCGCTTGCAGGTAAATCCTGTGGTATGCTTTGCTTTGGAACTTCTGCTTCCTGATAAGGTTCTGAGAATTTAACGCTGAAGTATTTTGTTCCGCTTTTAGATTCGTTTAGCCACATAGCCATGTCCTTCATTTGACCATCTACCATTGCCTTGCCTTTGTAATCAGGATGCTGTTCCGTTTTTTTGTAATCGTTTTTAAAGATTGCTCCGCTGTTGTTTTTCTGTTCCATTTATTTTGATTGTTTATTAAGATATTCGTTTATTATTTGGCGCATAAGTTCTGATGTTGTTACGCCCTGGAACCTAGCAACTTTTACTAGATCCCATTTATCCTGTAAGTTTAACCTTACGCTGATGGTTTTTACTTTGCCTTCGTCTCCAAGCTTTCCTCTGCCCATAGTTCTTTGATTAGTTTATCGTAGTATTCTCTGCATTCATCTATACGCTCATAGATGGCTTTTATTACATCCTTATCGTATCTAACTTCAAATACTTTGATTCGTTTTTTTGCAGGTATATGGTCAAAGTTATGCTTTGCCTCAACCTCTGCCCTCAGCTCTTCGCTTTCATCAATCAAATGATGTTGCCAATGCGCTCTGCGTATCTCATCCTCAACTATCTGCTCAGGAGTATTAAGCAAGCAATAACAAAGCAAGCTTTTACGCTTGCCTGTCAATGCCATGTAACCCTGTAACTGATAAAAATAATCTTTGTTTGGTATATCCTCAGCAAACCATGGAAAGGTTGTACCATCGTAGCTGCTCTTTATATCTAGCAAAGTTTTATCTGTGTTTACATCAGGCGTACCTGTTAAATAATCATTCTTAAAATGGTCATCGTTTTTATAAAGCAAACCTAACTCCAAAACATCCTGACATAAATCAATACCATAGCGCTCTACTTGGTTGCCCTTATCTGTGTATCTACTTGAAAACTCTTTACGTATTCCGTAAACCTCTTCTAAGGCTAGCTGCTGCAAATAGGTTTTAGTAGTCTTGCTTAACGTTTCTGTTTTACTTCGTGAATTGGTCATTATCTTGCCAATAGCTGAACATCTAATTTTTAACATAACTCTAAGGCTTTTAATTGCGCTGTGTTTAATTCAAACTTGCCTGTGATAGCTTCCTTTTCTACTTTGCCATCTTGCAATGCTTTTATAGCATCTTTAAATCTAGCATCTGTTAGCTTTTTCTTTTTAGGTGCTGCCTTCTTATCATGCGTGTTTGTAGTATCTGCGTCTTTAGTATCGTCAATAAGAAACAAACCGTTTAAAGCATACTTGCGAGCGTATGAGCTGCTGCTTCCAAAACTCTGAGCAATATCCATTCCCTTGCGAGTAGGATCGATTCCTGCCTGAGCTTTTACAGCTTGCATTTTATCTCCGTCTGTTATCATTGCAGTAGCCTCTACATACATATAGCCTGCTGCTTCCTTAACCTCATCTGTAAGATTCAATACTAAGCCATTTAATAAAGGCTTGACCGCCTCCATTATATCCTCGCAGGACCTGTACTTGTAGTTTCCAAACTTGTTAAACTGATTCTTTGGAGCTTTTAACTCCTTTTGGATTGTTGCCAATCTCTCAATAATTGATTTTTTCATAGTGTGTATTTTAAATATGTCTTACAAATATAACAAAAATTATTCTAATTCGCTTATTTTTAGCTGCCAAACATCATTCTCAACAGGATGCCCATTGTTTTTATATACATATCCTTTAGGTCTAAATATTGCTTTTTTAAAAAACGAATCTTTGCTTATCCATCCTAAAAAATTTATATCCTTTTCTATTCTGTTATAATGATAAAAAGCATAATAATCTACATCATAATCTTTTTGGCTTCCTTGAATTGAAACCTCATAAAAAGGTTTTAAATATTCGTTTCCTAGCTTTACCTTAACATCAACTCTTTTATCTTTTACAATAAAATCAGCATTGTAATCCGTTTCGCTTATTCTTTGAGCTTCCTCGTGTGTTTTTTGAAATATAATCTCCGCTAGATTTCCAATTACTGTAAGCTCTCTTTGTTTTTCAGGATCATTTTTTTTTGATGTAAACTGATTTGCTTTAAAATTGTTCCATTGCTCTGCTTGCTGCAGCATCTCTTCATTAACTTTCATTGTGTTTTTTTGTTTTTAATTTATAGATTTCTATTATATCCCTTAGTTCTTGCCTTGTATATTTCCTAGCCTGATGCGCCTGGGAATGCAATTCTATAAGCGCCTCGCCTCCTATTCTTTGCTCTATTCCTATCTGATAGTTTAACAGGTTAGCATGGAGATGCTGATTGCAATAAACGCATTGGCCATGTACATTAAGTTCATTGAATCTTACGCTGCCAAAACCTCCTGCCGAGTAGTAATGTCCTGCGTCAAATTTAGATCCTAAAGGCTTATCGCAACTTACGCAGGTTTTATTCTTGTCTCTTGCTCTGATGTATGCATTGAAATAAGTTTGCGCTTTCTTGGTCAAACTCTGTACAGTTTCTAGCTGTTCTTTTAGTTCTTTTTTTTCTTTTTTCCAATTCTTTTGCTTTGCAGATTTTACCCATGCTTTAACGCATTCAGGATTAAAGCAGTATTTTTGGTTAAAGTGCTTTGCTTCGAATTTCTCTTTGCAGTTTTTACAACGTGGCATCGTCTTTTTGAAATATATAAACTTCTTCAACGTTACAATCTATGTTAGTGCAGTTGTGTACGTTTATTACACCTTCGCCTTGTAAATTAAAATCTTCGTATTCGTGTTGTTCTTGCCAATTTATAGCTTGGCTGCATTGTGGGCATTTCATATTCCTTCTTTTAGGTTTTTAACTAATTTATTAAGCTTGTCTATTTCGTGTTTTTGCTCTGCAATGATTATCTGATGGCGCATATTAGCCTTGCATTCTAAATAGTATTCATCTTCAAACTGCAAAAAAACGTTGTGAAAGTGTTCTATGTCGTTTGCACTTTCTTGCATTGATTTAATTAAATCTGTTCTGTCTTCGTGTTTTTCTCGCAGCTCTTCAAGACTTGATTTAAACTTTATTAAAGTAGTTTTTAAGTTGATTTTGGCTTTTAGTATTTCTAAACTATTCATTCTATTTCAAATTTTATTTTTTTTTGCATTGGGTGCTTATCTACTCTCGGTCGTGTTTTGCTATTCCAACTACCACCACCTGCTTCACCGATGCACTTCCAATTAGAAGCTTTTAAACTTGCACCTGTTTCTTCACTTAAAATATAAGTTATAAGTTTTTTATATCCTAAATTTTTTGCAACTCTCCAACAAGCAGAATACAACATACTACAAGCGTTTTTAGTACCGTCAGTACATAATCTATTTACTTCTAATGTCCAACCATTGTCTAATGTTCTTGCAACAGGTCTGCCGACCATAGCAACACCTACTATTTTATTATCTTTTGCAGCTGCTATTTGAAATATGCTACCTACAGGAGCTTTATGATGCCTATGTTTTTGATTGATATATCCCTTAGCTTCGCTTTGTTTTATTGGCACTATTTGCAACTTATTCATCGTATGTTTTTTAATGGGTTAACGCCTGCAATAGTAAAACCTAATCCGCTATTAAATTCGCAAAAGATATAATCGTCTAGCAGAGTTTGTTGCCCTCCTGTATCTGTATCTTTTATCTTATCAACTGAGATTAAAGTTATATATTTCATTGATTCGTGTTTTACTAGCCTATGAATGACTAGGAAGTCGTCACATCGATTTAAAAAGCTCTTGCCTCCTTCAATGTGCGCAGCCATTGGTGGGCGTAAATGTCCTTCCCACATATGCCCTTTTTGAAATATATTGCCTCCCCTTCCGCTCTCAGATGTTGGGTGCGTATTTATGTAAATAGTCTTACCTGTTTCATTTACAAATTGTCTAGCCATATTTAAAAACTCGTAGTTTCCTTCGTAACCCATTTTTCTGTCTAAGCCTGTATAAGGATCGATTAGGCAGGCATCTGCATCTGATTGCCTAAATATCTCTAGCAGCTCTGCAGGTTTGTATAGTTTGCTGTTATCTACAAAATCAAAATATTGTTCCAGGAACGTAGATGCGCTTGCGATTTGTTGATGACTTAATCTATTGTAAGGCGTATCTGTATACATCTGAATCATGTCTCTAAGGATTTGACCGTAGCTATTTTCTCCTGCCCATAAGCAAAACTTTAAATCATGCTTTAGCGCTAGAGTTAAAAAGTACCAAAATATAAAATACGATTTACCTACGTTATCATGTCCTAAAATTATATTGAGTTGCTTTGGTTTGAAAACTATATTTTTATCTAGCTCGCAATCTAACTGTAAACCTTGCTTTATTTTGCCATCTCTATAGTCTAGCAAATATTTTAATTGTTGTCCTTTTTTAAGCATATCCTAACCTCTTTGCTTTTAGTGTTAATTTATCTTCGTCTAGCTTTGGTTCTTTTTTAAGCCAATTTTTTGCAGTTAAATATAATGATTTGTATTTAGTGTTTTGTTTAAAGTTTTCTATGGCCTCTAAAACTGAATTAATTTGATCCTGAGAATAATCTTTGTTTAGCTTATTAAATTGCTCCGCAGAAATAGACAAATGAGCGAAGCTCTTATATATATCTGTATCACTTACACTTACACTAACACTATCGGTTATTTTTGTTATAGGTTTATAACACTTGTTATCGCTGTTATCTTTTCCCCATCTTTTAGCCATTCCTTTTTTACCTGCCTCGCTTTTCTTTTGCCTAATTTTCTCGTATTTCTTTAAATCTCTTTTTAAGCTCTGCCTGATAGGTTCAAAGCATAAGTCTGTGATAATGTCATCGGTTACAGGATCCTTGTCGTTAACGTACTCTAATGTATGTTTAAATAGCTTTCCTGCCTGCTCATCCGTTAGCTTCTTAACGGTATGAATTAAATCGCAGTAGAGTAAAAAGCTTTTCTTATTGTCTGCCATAAATTTAAGTTAAAAAAAAAGTGCTACGCTTTCGGTGGGTAGGAGACACTTACTAACGTAACACTATAAAAATTCGATTGTCCTACCAACATTACAAAGCTATATAAAAACATAAGAATTAACAAACTCTTCAATGTTTTTTGTATGTAAATTAAATTTTAAACTAGGTTTCCTATGTTTCATATGGTGCAATATTGTTGCATGATTCATATTAAGCAGCTTTCCCATACTTGTAGCTGTTTTGTACTTTATAAAATTCTGCTGATTTTCATACCACCATAAAATAAAATAGTTCTTAACATCCATTAAAGGCAGCTCCCTGGATTTAAATCTAAGGTTAAAGTAATCAACTATTATCTCAGCAAAATCATCAAATTCATTCGACATTATAAATTTCTTTTTATTCAAGGTTTCCATATATCCAAGTTATTACAGCGCAGTAAATAGCTTCTATTAATCGCATTGCTCAATTTTTATAATTAATTCCTTCCACAAGTTGAATGCAGCCTTTGCATCCTGTTTGTTATATCCTTTGACATATTTTATCGCATAGCTTACAGGAGCGCTTGTGTCACTTCCTTTATATGTCTTGTACGTTATTCTGTAAGTTTTTAGCATTGTTTGGTGCATTAAGTAATCAAAATATAGGGAATCGTTAAAGTTATCCCAAAATTCTAGTTTAAAAGGGTCATTCATCGTTTAAAAGTTTTTCTAGTTTATTACAAAGATTGTTATCTGAATATTCTCTGCCATCCTGGAGCAATGTATCAGGCAGAACGGTATAATAAATTGTGTCTGATTCTGCCCATGTTATCTCGTCATTCATTGAATTAAAGCTTACAGGATATTGCTCAGATCCTATCTCTGTTTCTATTGCAACCTGATAGGCAACGTCTCCAATGTAAAATATTACAATGTCATCGTCTTGGTGTTCTATTTCAATCATAAGCTTTTAATGTATTTCTTAGCCTGTTGCTTCATGTAATTAGTATCTAACCATTCAAGCATCTCTATTGTGTTAAACGTCATGGTAAAATCTTTACCGTATTCATCTTTTCCGCAGAGGAATGTTTCATTGTCTGCTGTTGACATAAAAGTATTAATGTCATGTAATCGTTTTCTTATTTCTATTTTCTTGCTCATTATCCAAAAATTAAAAGTGTGTAATAAAATATAACTATTAAACTGCATACGCATAAAGCGCCAAGTATTGTGTCTTTCATAATCTATTTATTTAAGTGTATTAAGTTGTTTAGTAAATCGTTCGTTTAATCTGTCTATGCACATTTCCCATATTTCTATGTTATGCGTGTTTTTGTTGCGTATAGAATCAAATTCTAATCCTGAGCCAAAGTGATTCGACCATACTGCTTCGTTTACCCTTTCATAAAAGACAAATTTTGCCTCTTCAATCTCTAATAAAAGCTTTAATTTTTCTGTTCTGTTCATCTTTATAGTGTTAAATAATTAATTTGTCTTACAAATATATAACATTTATTTGAGTTATGAACAATTTATTGAAGAAATTAACAATTTTAATTAAAAAAGATGCGTAAGCCTTGCTATTTGGCCGTTTTGATAATGGTGTATAAAGCCTTCGACCGCCTGAGGAGCGTGCTGAAATCCTTTTCTGTGATGCCATGAGTCCGTCGCTGATGGTGATCGCAAGCTTTCGACAGTTACGCCTGCGTAGTCTTTTGACGATTTATGGTGAACGTGATGGGTGTAAACGTATCTGTGTTTTGTTTTACTCCATTCAATAGGAAATTCCTGAGCCATTAACAAAGGCAAATCTGCCTGCTTAGCGCCATCGCCATGAGTCGTGCCAATAAGATTGTTTCCGTATCTGTAGCCTTTACGATGAGCTATAGAGCAATCAAATGTGATATTTTTATTGTTTTGAAAATAGGTTTGTATAACGTCTGCCAAAAAAAAGCCGCTTTGGTAATCGTGATTACTAGGGTTAAAAGTAAAATGCACATCTGCGACTGCAATTAACTGCAACAAAATATCTACATAGAGCTGTTTAGCTATTAAGAAATTGCTGTACCACATTCCTGATGTGTCCTGATTTGTTCCGCTTGTAGTTGTTCTCTTTGGCGTATCTATGTGCAGAATATCGTTACCACCGATAAATAAAATCTTATCAATAGGAAAGCCTTGCGCTTTGTTTAAAATGCCTTGTACGCCCTCCTTAACCCTCTTTACAGCTATTTGGTTGTTATATGTTTCTCCTGTTTCAAATGAATCTGCAAGCTTGCCTATATGAATATCTGCAGGATCCAGGACCAACAAATGTTTCTTTTTTCCTAGCTTTCTTTTTATCTCAGGATATACAGGAGCAAATTGTTTTAAATCTTTTATAAGCTGTTTGCTAAGTTCCTCTAGCTGCTTCTGTGATTCGTCTTTATGCAATGGGTTTTTAAAGAATAAGCTAGCGTCTTTTGTTTTAAGCCATCCATGTTTTACGCTTTCAACATCTACTCCTGCTTGTTCGGCTGCTGCCTTGACGCCTCTATATTGGAATATTAATTGCTGCTCGTCAACTGTTAACCTGTATCTTTTATTCATAAGAATTTATTTACAATCCTTCCTGCTAGATACATAAAAAAGCCTAGCGCACAAACTCCGATAATTAACCAAAAATAATTAGGTTGCTTCTGCGCTTTAGCTCGTTGTACTTCGACTCTTGTCTCTAGCCTTACAGTATCTCGGTGTATCTTGTATTCTATTCGTGTTTCTAACCTTGTTTTAGGCACAAATACGTTTTCATAATGTACTATCGTATCTTTGCTAGAAAAGTATTTTTCGTAAACTATTGTGTCATGCCTAACTATTGGAATGCTGTCAATAGTTGCTATTCTAATCGTATCGCTTGAAATAAGAGGTTCTAAGCCCTTTTTAAGCGCCTTCCTATAGTGATAGTTCGCTGAGCAGCTAAACAGCGTTAAAACGCAAATAAGGCTATAAATTCGCATACTCTAGCTTTGCATTGAATGATGGACAGGCTTTATTAGCAAAGTCTCTGTGGCCAAAAATCTGCATATCTGCATTGTATTTATAAATCAATTCAATCATTAGTTTTATTAAAGAATCTTTTTGCGCTGTTGTTCGTGTATCCTTTGCTTTGCTCATGTCTTTAGTCATGCCTCCAACGTATGCGATTCCTATAGAATCCTGATTCTGCCCTGATGTATGAGCGCCTGCCTTCTTTATGCTGCGACCTCGCTCTATTGTACCATCGATATGTATGAGAAAATGGTAGCCTATTGTATTAAATCCTCTAGCTTTATGCCATCTAATTATATCAGCTACGTTATGCTCTCTGCCCTCAGGAGTCGCTGTGCAATGGATTACGATTTTATTTATCTTTCGCATTTATGTCTTTAAAGTCTTGCGTAACTTCTTTTGCTCTTGCAAATAGGTTTTTTAGTGAAGTCCATAAGTCTATGCCTTTGACCGCTTTTATATTTTCGTTCAAAGAAATTACTTCAATACTTACTAAAACTAAAGCAAGTATTTTTGTTATTAGCAGCTCTACGCTAAAAAATGTTAACACTATGTCGTTGATAATGTAGTAATCAATCAAATAAAATAGCATTACGGTAACCTCATAAAGCAGGATCTTAGAAATTACTGCGCTTAATTTTCTTGACGTAATTGGCGTTCCTAATTTTTTAGATTTCCAAACGCCTGTGATAGTGTCAACAATTACAGAAACACCGATAAGAATCAGGATCCCGCTAATGGGTAAAAAGAATGATGAGATAATAGCAAGCAGCTGCATAGAGTAAGTCTTTAGTTTTAGTTGTAATATTAATAACTGCGTTTTCATTGTTCAAGTTGTTCCGTTAATTGATACGTGAGATAAATTGCAAGAAAGCACCCAATAGCTTTTACGTGAAAAGTATTATCGTAGATCATTCCAAAGGCTGCAATGTAGCCAAACACGAAATATAATATTGCTAAAACTTTTGTGTGCATTATTCTACAGGTATCTCTTCTGACCATTCTGCCGTCTGCATAAGCGCTAAAGCTTCTGCGTGTGTTAAAGTTTGTAAAGGCACAACTGTACCGTCTGTTATAAAAGTTGGTTCGTGTTCGTCAAACCACTTAATTACAAACTCTGTTCCGTCTAAAGAATATCTCAAATATTCGTTGTTTTCCTCAGGTACTTGTGTAAAGTCTACGTTGTCTATATCCGTTGTAGATATTATTGCGTATACGTTTGGTAAATGTGACATAGTTTTGTTTTAATTTGTTTTTTATTCGTTTTTATGTTGGTACGTCTGTTGAGAATGTGTTAAAAAACACCATCGTTCCGTCATTACCTCCGCTTCCATTATCTGTCAATGTAGGCGCTGTATCTCCATCACCACAACGCCACCAAGAAAGTGGGCTTAATGAAGAGATGTCATTTGGTACACCGCCGTTGTATATTGATGTTACATCACTTGCAGAAAGTTCTGTTGTGAAAATAGCCGTCTCGTCAATATTGCCTAAAAGTCTATTCGTTGAATATTTACCTATTTCTACGTTTTGACTTGTATTGCTCATTGCGGTATATGAACCTCCGCTTGTTGTTACTGATTCTGCTACACCGTTAATATAAAGAGTTATTCCATTGTATGCAGTTGAACCACCTCTGCCATCATAAGTACAAGCAACGTGATACCAAGTATTAGTAGATAGACTTGTCGTTCCTGTTGCGAAGTTGTTTGCACCATTATTGGCATCAATAAATAACAACCTTAATTTGCCTCCTGTAGTATAAAATAAATATTCTCTTGTACTACTACTTGAACCGTATTTTGTTACAATTCCTTGTGCAGTTGTTTGACCGATTTTAACCCAAGTAGAAATAGAAAAAGGCGAATCTGTTGTACCATTTCCAAAACTTAAATTGTTATTGTCTGACACGTTTACAAAGTCATCAACACCGCCTAATAGTATAGACTTTGTATTGGTGAAACTTGATGCAGTTGGCACGTCTGTACTTCTATTGGCTTCTACCATAAATATTGACCTATTGGTATAACTTCCATTTACATCTGTCATCGTCCACGTTGCACCATTCCACGTTGCATTGTCACCCATACGTTGCCACGTTGTTGGTGCAGTCAATCCGTTATTGTTTAAGTCTGTGGGTTCTCCGTTGTTGTATATGGTTGCTACGTCATTTCTTAAGTCTGTACCACTCCATATTGCAACTTCATCAAGATTTCCATAAAATGGTGATAAATATCCGTTATTTGCTTCGCCAATATATAAACCTCCTATACTTGTAGATAACGCAGTTCTATTGCTCCAATTTTCCACGCTTGTTTGGTCAACTCCATTTATAAATATTTTACCTTCATCTGTCGAAGGTAAATCCATACATATCATTACGTGTTGCCATTGGTTTAATATTAATGTATTGTCAGGAGTTCGGCAATAGTATGAGGCAGTATCTATGTTCATTTGTATTCTACCACTTCTTTGATATATTAAAAATTGACCATTGGCGTTTGTGTTATTTCTTGGAACGTGCAAAAGTATTCTCAATCCATTGTCTTGTGGTTTAATCCAAAAAGAAATAGTTGCTTTAGTTGCTCCATTTAACTCTGAATAAGTAGATGTACCTAAAAAGAATTCATCAATTCCGTTAAAGCTAAAGGATTTTACATTGCTGAATGGTGGCGTACCTCCTGTTCCTGTTATGTTAGTTTCTCCGCTTGGTGATAACGTTTGACTTTTACCCCAATTAATCGTATTATCTATTGCGCCTTGACCGTAGTCAATGGTATTATTTACCGCTGCTTGTCCAAAACCTATTGTATTTGCCATTTTCTTATGTTGTTATTTCTCCGAATAAATACCAAGTATTCGTATCTGTTTTTAATAGTGTTGCTTGCGAATACTGCGCTGACAAACTATCTTTTGCGCCTTCGCTTTTTAATGTTACACCGCTTACAGGTACTATTTGAACGCTTCCACTATCGTTTTGTATTAGTTCAATTCGTGTTCCTATATCAAAAGCTACAGAAGTATTGTTAGGTATTCTTGCTATTACGCTTGTAGCATCTGCCAAAAACACGGTCTTATTCGCATCTACTAAACTAAAGTTGTAAGTGCTATTAGTTGTAAATATTAAGCTACTGTTTTTTAATTCTGCGCCTGTTATCTTTTTAGAAACATAACCACCTGCGCCATCATCTTCAGCTATTGCAAACTCGTCTGTTCCTTCTAAATTACTTGCCTTTGCTGTTAGTTGACTTATCCGTATTTCTGCCATAATATTTATTTAAAAATGTTTCTAAACGCTTTACGTTTTTTTCCTTTGCTGTATATTTTCTTTTCATAAAACCCAACCTGCAAAGCCATTGTCTGTACTTGGATTTACGTCGGATCCTGTGTTGCTTGAATACTCAGGAAATAACGTGCTGTTATCGCATATATAGTCAATAAACCTTTGTTTGTAATATTCTGCTGTTTGCCTTTCTTGCTCTCTTAAAAAGTCAACCTCTTCTTTGCTTGCTGTTTCGCTGTTTTCGCTGCCATGTTTATAGATTCCTTTGTTGCCGATGGTATAAGCTCCGTAAGGCAGGTACATGACCATTGCGTAATGAATTAAACAAGGCTTAATATAATCTTTTAAAAGGCTTAAATAAGGATCTGCAAGCGTTCCTGCAATAATATCCGCTTGTATCTTTTCAAGCAAATCCGTTCCTGTCATATTTTGTATATGAATGTCCTGAGCCTGCGAGATATACTGAATGAATTTGTCAGTATCAATGTTGCCGTTTGCCGATGTAAATTTGACTAGGTCAGCTCGTGAAATAAGTAATGCTTTTGCCATGTTTTTTAATTATTTATAACGCCCTTTATCTGCTCTACTCCATTCTGTTTCTGCTGCTCTTTGCCTGCCTCTAGGCGTAGGCTTGTAGCTTTTAGGTATGCTTTCAACTTCCTCAGAGCTGCTTAAAGCTTTATCCTCATAGTATGAGCCATCCTTTTTCTTTTTAAGCCTGTAGAGCTGCTCAGACCAATAATGTCCGCAGTTAACACCGCCCTTGAATTTAAACAAATCGTAAGGCTGCCCTTTATGCCCTAGCTTTTTATTTATTCCTGCTCTAGATGCCTTGTCAATATCCTCTAATCTATAAACAACGCCTCTGTTAGTTCTTGCCATCATTTGCCTACAGAAATCTCTAGATTGCCCTGAGCCGCCTAAACCTTTAGTGTAAACGTATCGTACTTTGTAAATTGATTTGTCTAATTGACTGCTTCTGCTAGGAAATGACTTTATAACATCCGCTAACTTTCTAAGCTTGCTTTTTTTGTTATCTATTTCCTCAATCCATTCGTCTAAATCTCCGTTTTCATTTTTAAAAGCTCGCTCATCTACAAGCTCCCAATTTTCGTCAATCTCTTCGCCTTCTAGATGGTCAAGGATTTGCTCCCCTTCCTTATCTGAAAAATCTTTGTTTAATTCAACGCCTGTTTCCTCTTGTACTTGCTCCTCAGTCATTGCATTCTCTAAATCAACAAACTCCAAAGGCTTTAACGTTCTAAAGAATAGGTTTAAGCTGATTCCGTTATATGCTAGAATCTGCTCAAAAGCATCTAGCAATAATTCTTGCATTGGTGCAATTATCATGTTTGAAAAAAGCGCAAATGAGTCTTTTAATTCATCGGCATTTGATGAGAATCCGTTGCTGCTTGCTATTCCAAATAATAATGGGCTAGTGACGTTGTGAGAAAGCATAATTTTTCTCAAGCATTCCTCACTTAAAGTAGAGTATAAGTCAGGCGCATCATTTACAGGCATCGCATCTACCGTTGTCTTGCTCTCTTGGTTGTTATTGAAGCTGACGATGACCTTGTCTCCTGTTGTTCCTGTAAGCTGAGAAAGTACCTTGTTTTTAATCATAAGCTGTTGCTCTTCTGCAGGTACTCCATTGTTGAAATTGACCACGCTGCGACCTGAGAAACCTCTTTCAACCTCGTTTATTAAGTATTCGCTAATATCCTCTTCTAAAACGGTATAAGGAATACCACCTGTATAATCTACTAAGGCGTAGTATTTCATTCCAACGCTGTAAGGCTTTACGAAAAATATTTCTTGAGGATCATTTGAGCAACCAAAAGCGCTGATTCTTTTAGGTTCGTATTTCTTAACATCTGCCCAATCGTCAGAATAATAGTAACCTTCGACTTTTCCGTCTTCGTTGCACTTTTCAGCTCGCAATAATTGTACAGGTATATGATGAACCTGAGCAATCTTTTTTCTATCCTTAGTATAGATTACTTGCATTGCGCATTGGCCTAGTAGTTTTATATCAGTACATAAATGCCTTACGCATTCTTTACTTAATAGCGCCATCATATGAGCGTACTCATTAGGCTTTCTGCTTGCATCTGTAGCTGACAGGCCTCTGCCATATACTAAGCGGATAACGTTGTTTATAATAGCGTTATTTGTTGTGCTATTCGTGTATCTGTCGATGAGATACCCATAGTAATTGTTGTCATCTCCATACTCAACCCAATTTTCTCGTTTTGATTCTTTGATTACAGGAGCTTCATATCCTGAAAGCTCTAATATGTGAACGTTGTTACTCATACATTATAAATTCATTTGTGCTGACGTTAGAGATGTACTCGCCATCATTTACGGAATAATTAACTACAGGCGTTTGGTCAGTTACAAAGATTCTGTCTTTATGCACTACCGTTGCGCCATTCCTAATTTCTAGGGTATAAAAGGTATCTTTAATAAGGCTAAAAGTTCCATTTACAAATGTTGCGTTTATGGTATCGTAATAATCTCCATTTACGCTGCTTGTAATTGTTATCTCAGTTTCTACATTAGTAGATTCGCCTCTGATAAATAAACCGTCATAGGTTTGGCTTCTAGGTATAAAGCTAAAACTCTGCTCTGTCAATATAGGCTGTAGTATTATCATGCTGTATATATAACTGATTTTGATATTATTTGTTTCTTATTGGATCCTGGAAACAAAAAAAGCGCCTATCTCTAGACGCTTAATTACACATTATGAAAGGTAAGGAAACTTATACTGTTCCGTCATTGATAATAGCATCTCCTGCGCTATTATTAAACAATGTTTTTAGAGCCGCCTCAGACGACGCTAATAAGAAATTGGCAGGTAGTTCCTCTTGTGCGGTGAAGGTGAGTGAATACCCATTAAAATCACCAAGAGCAGCCCCACTAGAAATTTCACCTGCAGAGACATCTGCGCCTTGATCTAAGCCCATTAAAAAGAATTGGTCTGTCATAGTCCTCACAATGATTCTTGGACGACCATACGCCAAAAGTTTCACATTCTTGTGAGTTACAACGTCTTGTCTCTTTAATGCTGCCACTAAAGTTTGTTCAAAGAATGTTGTACCATTGTCGCGACTAGAGTTAATCGCTGTCGTGAACGAATTGGCTGTACTCTTCAATTCGAATTTGTAAAGAGTTAATTGAGTTGTATCGTCGACAGGAATCCAATCTGTAATCTCGTCAACGTTGTCTCCTGTTCCGTAAGTTACATACGTTGGAGAATCTGAGTTTAGGTCCTCGTAATTGATTAGATACATGGCTTTTAATCCTGAAACGGAATCCTTGCATTGTTCAATTCGACCTGCTGTGATGTCACACGCCATTTTATTTAGTTTTTATGAATAAAAAAAGGCAGGCAATCTTACCCACCTTTTTCTAATTCTGATTAATTATTAAGAATAAACTACACAATCGTTAGCAATACCCACTTGAGCGCCACAAGACATTCTCATGACAATTCTCACGTTGTCACTTCCGTCGTATAAATGAACAGGAATTACAGCCGCCTCTTGGTGGTCTGAAAGTAGAGATGTTCCGAAGTAAAGGTTGCTAGTTTGAGCTGCTACCATGTTATCGTCTGCCAATCCGTTAGCAACAAATACAGGAATACCATCAAAAGATAATGCTCCGTTAGTGTACCATTGCGTTCCTTTGTTGTCTGTACCGTTAGCTCCAAGACCTGCTGCTGCAAATCCACCGAGTGCGCGAACGTAAGCTCTTGCAACGTTAGAAGCAACGTAGATTTTTAAATCCTCAGCACCGTAGACAGTTGTAGGAATTGCGTCAATTACCTTGCCCATCTCATCGATTACGTTTGCTGCGTCTATACCTGCAACAACCTTAGCGATATCCTGAGCTGCAGGAAGACCTGCTGCATTTAAGATTGTTACGATACCATCGTAAGCATTTGCTCCTGCAACACCTGACCATAATAAAGTCTCGTTAGATGCAGCTACTTTAGAAGCAACATAACCAAGTAGGTAATCTTCAAAAGATGCAGGAATGTCTGCGAATGCAGATGCTCCCATCTCAGCCGCTGTCCATGAGTTATGGAATTGCGAGCGACAAAGTTGCAAATTTACTTGCATATCTTTAACCTGTAAAACAGACTCGCCCATTGTTACGGTACGAGTATCGTCAAAGTCGCAAGTTGCGTCAGTTAATAATGTGTTAGTATCCAAAGTCTGTAAAACTTCTTTGAATTTAACATTTTCTAAAACGGTAACTCCACCGTTTTCAATAGTTGGCGCGCTTAAAAGTGCTGCAGAGATGTATTTTCCTGCTGCTTTACCTGCATAGGTGTTTGGCGCAAAAGTAGGCTGGTCTGCCATAATTTTTAGGTTTTAATTATTAATTATTTATTTAATTTTCTGTAAATTCTGTCTAGAGTAGTTTCTGTTCTATTCTGAGCGTACAAAATTCGCTCTGTTTCTTGTTTGTTTTCAGGATTAAAAGAAATAGGCTTTACTGCAGGATCCAATTCCTCTGCTGATAATTCCGTTTTTTCCTCAACTACTTCCTCAGTTACTTCCTCAACTTTAGAAAGTTTTTCAATCTGAGACTTAAGCTCTTCATTTTCTTTTTTCAAAGCTTCAATTTCTGAAAAATAAGTTTCTTTGCTTACAGATTCAACTACCTTTTTAACAGGCTTAGCTTCTTCTGTTGCCATTTCTTCTTCTTTTTCTTCGTATTCCTTTTCTGCTTCCTCTTCAATAACTTCCTCTTCTGCTGCCTCTTCTTTGATTTCTGCTATAATGCCTTCTTCAGCAACTACCAGGATCATTCCATCCTCCATTTTGTAATCGCCAATAGGTAAAGGTATTCTTTGTTCGTCTTCTGTGATTATTACAACCTCAGCCTCTGCCTCAAAAGCATCTGCCTCAATAATTGTAACGCCATCTTCTAGCTTTCTTTGTTCTAGCTTTATCTCCATTCCGAGCAGCTCGCGTACTTTGTTAAGTAATGTTATTTCTTTCATTTTATTATTTGTTTCTAGGTATATAACTGAATAATGCTATTTCTGTTGCAAATTGGTTTTAATTAGCCGCTATACAAGCAGCGCAATCAACGTAATTGACTACTGAATCAATATGCAATCCTGAGCCTGCTATTGTTTCTGTAACGGTATAGCATCCGTTATGGCTAGCATTAGCAAAATCAAAATAGTAAACATTACCTACGGTTAACTCTGTTCCATGTATATGAACGTTATGGTGATGACCTGTAGAACAATGCGTTATTTTGTACTTATAGGCGCTAGATACATCTCTAGTAGTTCTTCCTATGCCTTGCGCCCATATAGAGCCATCGCAGCATTTTACGTCGTATGTTCCGTTTTTACATAGGCAAGCCTTCCTGCCTCCTAGTCTTCCTGTTTGGCTACTTTTCAAACTGCTTAATTTTAGATTCTGCCCAATTCTTTGCTGATTTACCTCCCCATAATAAGTAAGAAATATATCCACAGCTTTCTTTATCTCCTTTTTCGTAATATACTTCTGCTCTAGATAAATAGGAGTACATTCTTATAATGGTTGCCTCTGAAACTTTTTCTTTATTAGCTAGCTGCTTGGCTCTGATTTTACCCACCCTTGTCGCGCACTTATTATTTACCTTTTCATTCAAGGCAATTCCTCGCTTTGCATTGTTGCTTACAGCATCAGGATAGTCATTAAATGATTCTAATTCTGTAACATCTAAAAACTCCTTTAACTCTTCAACTAAATACTCTCGCTCTAGGCTTTCAAATGTATCCTTTTTTAAATCATATCTGTCCGCAAAATATCCTTCAATAGAAAAGCCTTTAATCGTACCCTCCTTTGCATCGTTGTATATTTTCTCGTCATCTACTTTCATGCTAACCATCCAAGTACCTGCAGGAACATCCATTCCGTACAAAGCTGTCTTATCTTTTTTAGGATCCTCAACAATCCAGGATTCAACAATAGTCATATTGTCAATCTTTTTCTCATGCTCGTAGGTAGCATTCTGATGGTTTGACTTTTTAAAGAATAACTCGCTAGCTTTTCTTACGGTATCTTTGCTGAAATATATGTAATACTCGTCTCCGTTATCATTGCGTCTGTAAATAGATTTGTCAGGAATAAGCGCAGGACCCATTAGGATGCGTTTCTCGCTGTCTATTTCTTTTAATAATAATTCGTGTTTATTTAGCGCAATGAAATTGCTTTCAATCGCAGGAGTTGCGACTAAACTTATCGCATCAATGCCACTAGCCTCGTCATTCTCGTCAATAATTAGCTCTACTATTCTCATGTCTATATAACTTAATTTTATTTAAAGTGTTGCATTTTGTACTCTGTTCCTATCTAGCGCCTGAGCTGTTGTAACCTCTCCGCTGACGACATAGGCCTGAGTAGGCTGCTGCTGTAATTCAGCGAGCTGATTGACGCCTGAGTCTCCGACAACGTTAAAACTTGGCGCTTGTACTCCGCCTCCGCCTCCTGCAGGTAAATTTCCGCCACCATCAGGATTGCCCCCTGTTCCTAATGCGCTAAGACCTTGCGCTGTTGCTGCTACAGATGCCGCAATACTAATACCTGCCGCAATATTATTGGCAGCGATAACAGGAACTGCTGCTGCTCCACTTGTTAAGATAGCCTGCGGAGTTGCTAAGGCTGCTGCATTTGCTGTTTGCGTGTTTATAATAGTTTTTGCAATACCTACTGCATTTTCAGCAATCAATGCTGCCGCTTGCACCTTTTTATTTTCTCCTGCTAGGCTTTTTATTAAACTTATTCCTGCCTCTACGTTTGAAATTTGAGCATCCTGTATTTTCTTTTCAGCTTCTGCTGTAGCTTTAGCATCTTTTATTTTTTGGTCTTTTATTTCCTTAGATGTCTTTTCCTCTAATTCTTTTAATTTCTTTTGGAAATCTGCCTCTATTTCTAGCTGTAATTCTTTATCGTCTTTTGCTATGGCTAACTTTGCCTCAGATTCTGCTACTAATTTAGCAAGCTCTTTGTCAAAACCGTCATCCATTAAATCGATCCTGAGCTTGTCCTGAGCATCTTGCAATTTTATGCGCTCCTGCCCTTCCTTGACTATTAAATCGTATTTAGCTTTTGCTGCCTCAGTTAATACAATTATTTCCTCATTAGTCATCTCCTTAGTAAACTCAACGCCATACTCTAAGGCTGCTGTTTCTACTTTTTGCCTTGCTTTTGTTTGAGCTGCAATTTCTTTATTTACTCTATTAAGTTCTCTCTGAGTTGCTCTTTGTTGGTCTGTTCGCCTAGATATAATATTAAATAAATCTGCCTCTGCTTGCGCCTCTGCATCCTTAGCCTCTTTTGTTGAACGCGCTAGCGTGTTTTCTTTTCTTATACTATCAAATCTTAACTGAGCAACTTGTAGCTCCTTTTTAAGTAAGCTATCCTCTAAATTTTGCGCTTCTATTAATGCTTTTTTTCGTTCCTCAGCGCTTACAGTATCTTCTTCTCTAGACTTTAATCTTAGTTTAGATATGTCTGTTTGTAATTTTGCCCTGTCCACGAGAAGTTTTCTTTCTAATTTATCTGCTCTTGCTCTAGCATCAGAAATTTCACCTGCAATTCTAAGCTCCTCTTTTTGTTGTGCTAAAAACAGAGCAGATACCTCTATTGCTTTTTCTGTTTTCTCAACTACATTTTCAATACCAAAAACTACCTTACCCATTGCGTTAGATGCTATGCGCCCTGCTTTTGAAAAGTTACCGCTAAATAACTCAGAAATTGCGCTACCGATGGCAGGTATTAATTCAAGCATACCCTGAAACCTTGTGATAATATTGTCTATTATTGCTTTACCAAAGTTTTGCAGCGCTTCTATTGGATTCTCAAAAGCTGATATTAGCATCTCCCCAACGTCTGCTAAAACGTCTAAAAGATTATCCATTATAACCCCTATACCGTACATCAATTTAGAAAACTTATTCTGCCCTTCCTCAGAAGCTTTAAAAGCCTGAGTTACTGATACAATCGCAAAAACTAAAGCTCCAATACCTGATGCAATTATAGCGCCTTTTAACGTTGTAAATCCCCTACCTACGGTTTGTAAACCTGTTTTTAAAGCATCAAAAGAATTAATTACAGCCGCTAAAATAGGATTCATGTTTCCTAAATTAGTTGACATTTCAGATGTTGAGGCGTTTAAATCCTCGCTTGCAACAGCAGTCTCGTTTAACCCTTCGTTTAAGTGATCTAAGTCGTCTCTAGTTTTGCCAAAATTACTATTTACTTTTATATTAATTTCTTTATTTACTGCCATGATTCTGCTTTTTTAGATGTATTTCTCTTTTAACTTGTTTCCAACCTTGTTTGAAACCTTTTGGCATTGCGTATAATCCTTTCGCTATTTGTATGTTATAGCTTTCCTCTATAAAATCGTCTATCTGTAATAAGTCTATTATGTTCTTTAACATTACGGTTGTTGTTGTATAAATATTTGGTTTGCTACTTGCGTTCCATCAGGATAATCGTAAGTAACGGTAATTGTGTAAATCTGAACATCTCCCTGTTCTGTTCTTAGCCTTATAAAATCCTCCGAGTTTATGTAGTTTGCATTATCCTCAGTAACAAGCAAATCTAATGTATTCGGATTCGCAGGAATACAAACCTCTACTGAGCCATCTGTTGACAATGTACTTGGCGTTATGGTTACCCCAGGATCCGTTGTTGTAATTGTTGCATTATTTGCGCCATTAGGAAACAAGATACGTACATCAATACATTGCGCTTGGTCTGATGGTTGAATAGGTACAGGCGGCTTGCCTCCGCCCTCTCCAATAACCTCAGTAAAATCATTTAATAAAACGAAATCAACTTGGCCTGTGGTTAGGTTAGACTTCATGTCATTAATGGTATAGCGCTTGTCTCTAATTACGAGCCTGTCATTTAGCTTTAGGTTTGTAAGTAAGCTTATAGGCAAATAGGTTTTTATGCTTGTTTCTCTGTTCTTGAGATTAAAAAGATTGCTTAAATATGGCTCATAATAAACGCTGTACAATGTATTTGGCACAATAGCATCCAGGAGCGTGCTAATATCTGCATTGAAGTTAAGCGTATAGTTTACGTTTTGGTATAAAAGATCTTGCCCAAAAGGAACGTA